GCTTAACTTAAATAAAAAAGTCTCCGACAAACCCGGTACGGTTCAAGTTGTATCATGCAAGCTAATCCCAGTAGAACCAGCATCTGACTGCAGAATGAGAATATCGTGCCCGCTATCATCAGTATTAAATAACGCTACATTAGTTTCACGTTGTTGCTTTGAAAGACGGCCATTAAATAAAAGAGCATTAGGAAATGCATTCTTTAAAGTTTCAACAGGTGAATCATAATCAAGATTGAGATTTACTAGATCCGGTCTATTTTCTTTGAATGCATTATATTCAAGCTCAATATCTTCTCTAAGTGGGCTTTCATATTTTTCGATATCAAGCTTACTAATCAAGAAAGGTGCAAAACCACCGCCCTCGTTATAGTCATGAAAAATTACTACTTTACGACCTAATGCTAAGTGCTTTTTCACCATATCAACACAAGCTTCAGCTTTAATAGCTTCTAACAAACGGCGTCTTGCTAAGTAATCAAAGCGTTTTGCAATAATTTCGTATATGTTTTTAAATCGGTTGCCAGTAAATAGCCGATCATATTCTTGCATAGATGCATGACGTCCCCAGCCTGTTGTTGGTTTACCAGTCTGAGCAGCCCATTCTTCAAAAGTTCGTGTTTTGTGCCCTTCTATTTCTTTATAACCATTGCGAAGATAAGTTAAACCTTCATCAATAAGTTCACCAACACGAGAGCCAATTAGAATGAATTTACGATCATAGTCAAAATTTACTTCTAAATCCCGCCCAGACATAGCACCAGTGTTTTTAAGATTTTCGGCGAACTGTCTTTCAAGTACACCTGTATCCACCTTAGCTTCTGGTCGCGTCAACTTACCATATCGCTTTCGATATCCAAGATTTCCCATATAGAAGTGCTCTCGAGCCTTACTAAAGCCTTCAGCTAAATTACCTTGGTCATCAACAGATACTGAAGGAGACATATAATCAAATAAATAGCCTTCCGCCCAATCAAGTGAAAAGTGATAGCTAAATGGCGTAGCAGATAAGAAAACAACTTTGACCTTACTTTTCTGGTGTTTCCAATTCAAATTCCAGATCTTTCGTTGTTCATTTCGAAGGACCTGCATTTTGTTATAAGCGCTTAGATATTGTTCTGTTTCTTTACCATTTTCATCAAATTCTTCAATTGGCATCTGCTCAGCAAACTTATCTTCAAACCACTCACTAAAACCATGCAAATGCCCGGTTAATGCTCGTAGTTTGTTTAATGCTGCAGTTGCTTTACCATCGGATGATTGCGATAGAGTATGGGCCTCATCAATTAAAATCAGATCCCAATGTTTGTGAACCAAACTTTTATTTTGACCAAAATTAGCAAAGGTTGTGACCACGACTGAGTGATCCTCACCGCCATTTTCTTTAATACTTTTTAATTTGTAAGCCTTGATATTTAAAGGGCTTGAGCTTTTGACAAAGTCATTAGCGATTTTATCGTTTAGAGTAACAATTAAAATATTCTTAAGGCCAGCATTGATAAACCGTTTTGCTACACCCAGACCAGTAAAGGTTTTACCTGTACCAGTGCCGTTTGTAAAAAGAATACCCTTCTTATTTTCCTCAATTAACCGCTTTTCAGTTTTTAAAACATCACCACGTTGTGCCGGTTGCAGATATGGCAAAGCTGCGTCAATATTTGAAGCATCGCTCCAAATTGTTTCTACATTATCTGCTTTTAATTGAGCTTCTAGCTTTTCATCTATGGCAGCTCTAACTGATTTAGCAGATTGTACAATTGATCGATCTCTTGCTCGTTTAAGAGATGATCTCTTACCAGATAGTTCACCGCCTCCGCTGCTGTTAATCCGGTTAGTATTGGCTCTACTATTTCCATCTGAAGATTCATTTCTTGGATTTCGGACGCTAGATAAACTTGCATCATCACTTTTTGATAAGCCAGAATTACTGTCTCGGAGTACCCCAATTTCTCCATCATTTCTGATTGCTTCTGAAGCCTCAAATTCATCATTTCCTGATCCAGTTGTAGAAACAATTGGTCCTCTGGATCTGAGACGAAATTCGCCAACTGATTCCACATCTGAATTGGTATTTGATACATGTAAGAATAATCCTTTTACAAGTTGCTGATCTTCTGAAAGAAGAGAGTCTGGAATAGCTTTAAGATGTTTTGAGCGTACAAGAATTTCACCCTGATAATAAAAGGCATAGGGGTCAAACTCTTTAGCTTTGGTTAATTTGATGCCTTTAAGACCAATAACCTGTAGTGTTTTATTCTTTTTAGTGGTGTATGGCTTCAGCTCTTTATCGCAAGCAAAAAGACTGACAATAGTCTCTAGCTGTTCAATAACATTTCTGGAACTGTTATTAAGGTGTTGGATAACTGATTCATCAATGTTTTTGATAGCCTCGTTATATAAGACTTCAATAACTTCATCCAATTTTGGAAAGTCACTTTCTTGACGGGCAAAAGCTAAAGCTTGCTTTGCTACAGACAAGTTAAGTTCTATTTGCTTATGGATTATAAGAAGGAAAAATCGAGCAATATTGCTCTGATAATGCATGAAATCAATCATGTAATAAATCGCAACCAATACTGTGTCTTTAGTGATTGGTTTGAGCTTTAAGATGGACATATATCCCTCAACATAGGAACTTTACATTCCTATGTTGAATGATCGTAAGTATCTAATTTTTATTAGGTTCCAGATCCAAACTTCTAATTCTTCAAAAAGAATGTCATTAATTTTGTTCCCTTCTTGATTTTCCTTGTCATTACTTTGATCAATTTTAACTTTCAAAGCACTGTGGAAACGTTCAGCCCCCTCTTTCGTTAATCGAATTATTTTAGGACTACTTGAACTGCTGGAATCTACCAAGGAATCGTACATTTGCACACTAATGAAATCATCACCAAGCACTTGTTGTGCATATTGGATAGCATCTTTTACACTTACTGGTTCAGGTTCACCAAACAAGCCTACATTACTACTATCTAAAGCCTGTTTCTCTGCAAATTCAGCTAATGCTTTAAATAACATACTCATTTTTTTTGAACTGCGGCTATTCTTGGCGAGAAATACGGCGAGCTCAGCAACACCTTCTCCTAGATCCTCAAAAAGCCCTTGCTGCTTTACAAACTCAACAATATCTTGATCATTTTGCTTTGCAGATAAAATTGTATTTGCTGCATCAATAATTGCATTAGCAACACGTTGATCAATGGCTTGCTCCATTCCATCAACGATTTGATCTGATATATCTTGAACATTTCCACGACTTATAGCTTGCGCTTCAATAAATTTAGGCGCAGCAACACCAAGCGCATTAAGCATATTTTGAAGATCTGGTTTTGTATGATCAGCCATCATTTCTAGCAGACGATCATCATTGTACGCTTTACTAAAAATTGCGGCCTTGATTCTGTTTATCAGTGCTTGTGTTGGTTTTTTATCTTTCGTTGTGTACTGGGCAGCTTCTGTATCACCTAATTTACTTAAAAAACCTTGAATAAACTTTTGATTACTTACTGCTAATAAATCGCCATCTTCACTCGGGTTAAAAAGAGCCAGTAAATTCTCATCTAAACGTTTAGCATCAGCTTTAGCACGTTCAGTTGCTGTAAAAGACAACTTATCATCTTGGTTAGCATCTATGGCAAATTGAGCTCTATCAATCTCAGTTGTACGAATACGTATCAAGATTGGTTGAGCTATTGCTTGGACCTGCTCACTGCTAAAGCCAAAGTAATCAGCTTCATCAATCAACCATTGTTTATACTCATCTGCGGTACCGCGCTCATAGGCAAGCTTGATTGCCATTGTTCGGCCATTTCCTGATTCAACAACTAAATCATCACCAGTTATCGGTGCTCCCGTGTCTGCCCGACCTGAGCGGCCTAGGCTTTCGGGGTCTAAATCATTAGCAGTTTTCTGTACCCATGCTTGTGAGGATTCACGACTACGATCTCGTGGCTGCAATTCTTGCGGATAATTAGGGTTTTCCGCACCAGTTGCTGTATGAGATGCAATTACTTGATCAATATCAACTAAAGCGAATACAGTAGAAATCTTTTGTCCTTTGGCTGTTTTCACATTATTAGTTCTACCCTTCAATAGCCCAGTAAAGGGCTGTTTAGGTTTAAAGAAACTAATCATTTGATCAATTACAACTAATGGATTTTTAGCAATATCTTGAATAGAAATTAGATTTAAAGTTGTCATTAGATATTCTCCGCTTCCATTTTTTGCACTTGATTCAAGAGTTCTGTCACCGCTGGAATAAGAAGTGGATCATTTAAGTCTTTTTCTGCTTCATCTCGAATTTGCTCTAATAACTCAAGATTAACTTTAACCTGCCCTTCAATTACTGAACGGTAAAGTTGATTACCTTCATCATTTGTCGTACTAGGCTGAAGACCTTCAACTTCTGTCGGAGCATTGAGTTCTTTAGATTCATCATTATCTGAATTTTGGGCTGGCTCTTTATTACTGAGGCGATCCGCTAAATGTTCATCTGCCCATGCTCTTGAATATTCATAAAATGCTGTTAAATATTCTGGTGAACCTTCGGCCCCATTCCAGTTTTTTAAGAATTCACCACGGCGATCTGAAACCCAAGCCATAAAGTCTATGTTGTTAGAATCTTCAGGATTTTCCAAAGTGTCTAACCATGCTTGCATCATTTTGTTTTCAGCTATACCAGCTGTACGTGCTGCTAATACTTCTTCATCTCTTTTTTGTTTAGCTTCATTTTCGGCATCAATAAGTTTTTTTGCTTCTAATCCTGCTTGCTGTTGAGCCAAAGCCTGGTCATCTAGATCAGAAATCCATTCACGTGCCCAAACTACTGCATCAGAATCCCCCTCTAGAGCCTTATTGATACGTTCAAAGAATGCTTGGTAACGTAAACCATCTTCACCTGCCCATTCAGGATCAGCATTTAAACGCTTTAAGTCGGCTTTTAAACGTTCGGCTTCTTCATCAGAAATACTATCTGGTAACTCATTATCGAGACTATTCTCTTTAATGATTACTTCATTTTCTTCAGATTGCTTGGTTAACAATGTATTTTGCAACTGATCCAATTCATTTAATAAATTGGAAATTTCTGCACTTAAAGAATTTAATTGACTTTGTTTTTGCTCGAGACGTAGTTCAGCATCTGCTAAAGCCTTGGCCTTTTCTGCTTTTTTAGATTGTAACCGCTTAAAACGATTACTATTTTGGTTAATCAACTTCATAATTCGACCAGCGAGAACTGGAATTGATATTCCTTCTCCCTGATTAGGCTGAATTGCAGCCGTAATATCCCGATTGTTCATTAAAATCTTCCATGAAATTAATGAATCTGCTGGACTAATTTTTTTTGATAATCGATCTGGCTTATGAAAAAGGATTGTGAAGTTTTGGCCGTCATCAAAATCATAAGTAAGAGCAATTTGAAGGACTTTTTTATGCTTAAAGGGCTTACTTTCCGTAACGTTAACGATTTTGACGCCAGTTTTTGAAAACTGATCCATAGAGTGATGCAAAATTGCAGACAGCTGCTCTAAATGCTGGTAATCAACGATAATAGAGTCGTAAAGCGCTTCTTCTACGCCTAGACTAGATAAAAGTGTAGGTAACCCATCAAATTTACTCAATAATTGGCTGTGATCATCATTTCGTTGCATATCTAATAACAACTTAGAAGTATCACCCTCATGAGAAATTAAATTGATTCCATCCCATTCAGGTTTTTCAGCTGCTACAACATTTTGTAATTGTTCTAGTTGCCATCTTTGAATCGGTTTTGAACCCGTCAAATTAAATTGTTTTGAAGATAAATGGCGCTTAAGTCCAAATTGATTTGTTTCAATAACATCAGTAACACTAGCATCAAACATGCGGCCAAATTGCAGTATCGCTAAATCAGCTGCATGCTGGTCATCGATAGCGCCTAATACCGCAACAGAATCAAACGCATCTATCCCACCCTTTTTACCTTTTAAATTTACAACACGCCAGAAATCATTTTCCGTGTAATCTTCAGTGACTAAAGCATTAATTTGACGGTAATCACCCTTAATAAACCCAATTGAACAAGCACCACTATTCACCATGGAGTCAAAACCATGTACTAATCGGCTTTGATGTGGTGCGTGTGTTTGAATGAAAATTGATTTAACACTCACGGAGTTATCCTCATTTTAATTTGAGGATATTTTCTCAAGTAGGTGAATCTATAAAGGCAATGAGTTCCATAGCTTATTTTAAGTTGGGAAACATTTTGATGAAATTTAAAGTAACAATGGCATGTGCTTTATTAGAGGCATCAAGGGGCAAATTGCCTGCTTGAAGTGAAACTAGATGCTCAATTTCAAATTGGTTTTGATTTCTTGCAGCTTTATCAAAAGCATATATTTTTAATCTCATTAAGTATTCAATTGGTGGCGGCTGAGTACCATCCTTATTAAACATTATTTCTTTTATAGCTTTAGCACTATTCGCAATAGCTGCTTCTTTAGTCTCAATAAATGAAATGCTCAACTCATTTGAAGCATTACCAGTTACATGGTTGAGTTGAAAATGCCCCACATGCACTGCATCGGTTTGGGCATCTAGTAGTGATACATCTACATTATTGGCTAACCAAGCAACTTTGTTTGAAGGATCAAAAATTGGAATATTCGCTTGAGCAATCTTACTGTTTGCACGGTAAGGCTGAATTTCTATTCCAAAATGTGCAGCTGAAAGTGTTCCTAATGCGTAAAGTTCCTGATAATGGGAAACAGCTTGATCCACTGTTAGACCAGACCATAAGACAGGATTTTTAGCAAAACGATCTTTAAACGGATTTAAAACGTTTCCAAAACTGTTATTTATAGTTTTATTCTGTGTTTCGTATTCAAAAAAAGCCATTATTCTTCATCCTCTGGAAATTTACGGCTCTTAGCAATACTTTCAGCTAATGTTAATGCTTCCTCATATTTCATACCTGTATCGCGCTCAAGAATGTAGGCCATAATATCTACATCTAAATTTGATTCTTTCAATGATGCGATTACTTGTGTTTTAAGTAATGTTGTATTCATTCTTGATTGAGCATTGTTGATTTCTTCCGTAGCTGCTGCAGTTTGGTTTGAATAATATTCAACTTGCCAAGGGTAATCTTCAGGCTCAAATTGTTCGTTATAAGCAAAACCCCAATCCAAGTGAAGAATTTGATTAATCCCTTCGGAAGCTGCTGTTCGAATGTCTTGTGACCTACGCATGATTTGTGCAGAAGTATGGAATGCTCCACCTTCTCCAATACCACCAGTTAACATGTCAGCCCACCCTACCATACTTGGGTCTAGACCTATACCGCCCATTAACAAACGGACATTAATCATGAACTGTTCAATATTAATAGGTGAGCTTCGTTGATTCTTGATATCACCCACTGGATTTAGAACTTGTTTTTCATCAAATACTGGAAGCATGTGAAAAGCAGTATTCCAGACTGCTTCACCACCTGATAAAGCATCACGGACATAAGCCTCATGATTTTTAAGCAAACCTTCTAAACCACGAATATAGGCTTGACGTTGTGCTGGCGGCATTCCTGACATATTTACTGTCAAGAACATCTGATTTACGGTATCTGCGATTTGCTGGCTATTCATAGATGCCAAAGCGAGGATTACATCATCATAAATATCTTCAATCTCATAAAGAAATGAGCCGCCTAAATGCGCGGGTAAGATTGGTAGCTCATCTGGATCATCACCCTCCAACATTTTCGTGACAAGACCAGTTTCAACAAGCTCATATTGAGCAATATTGCTCATACGGGGCATTTTGAAACGTACCATTTGGATAGTATTCAGTTTGGTAATAGTTTTTTGCCAATTGCGAGGATCTAAACAAAAAAAGGCGACAGTCTTACTGCCTTGTTCGAAAGGTTGTATTAATGGTGGATAAGTATACTCATTACATACGAGGTCAATTACACCTTTATCTTTTTTCCCGTAAATACGTGCATAAGAATCACCAAATGAAATTGCATCTCGGGCTAGCTTGCTTAAATACTTATTGATCAGCTTTTCCATCTTTACACGGCGCTCATCTAGTTGTTTTTTTAGTTTTTCAGCTGCTGGTCCATTCGCCTTTTTTAACCGTTCTGCGGGCGTAATAAAGACTTGTTGGCCGCTATAAGAATCGCCGCCTAAGGCTGCAGAAACATGAATCCCCATACCCTCTGCGATAGGTGCAAAGCGTAACATTCTCTCCCATTTAGTAAGAATTTCTTTCCGAGTACGCTTCTTATTGGCTTTGGTTTGGTTAGTCCCAAGTGAAAACGGAGCCATAGTTTCATATAGCTGTGCTGTTGCATCCTGATTAGACGTATCGAATTGCTGATCATATGAATTAACATTTTCACCGAGTAACAACGATAAGAACCGAGAAGACATAACGAAGCCAAAATACCTAAATAATTATGTATTTTGAAGGCTGCTATTTTTTTACTTTTAGATGGGTTCCAAAGTGAATTGGAACCCTACAGATTTCATTAATTAACTGCATGCAATTCTATCTGAACTTATTTTTTAATCTGTTCAAAGGAAAAGCTCATGGCTGAAGTTAAAGTATTTAACGATTTAGATATCGAATTAGCTCAAAAGACAAAAGATATTGTAAATAGTCAACGATATAATAATCGTCCTGCTTTCAAAACATTAAACCTAGGCTGGGATTTGGAGACTGGTTCCATTGCAGTTAACTACACTTTTGTAGAAGAACCACAAAGTAATGATCAGCCTGCATAAAATGCATTTAAATGGAGAAAGCCCCAATTAAGGGGCTTTCTTTTTATTAAAATTAATTAAGAATAGTCGTATCAATTAACAAAGGATAAGGAGCTGTTAATTGATACCAACTATGTGTGTTAACTTCAAAATGATCAAACCAAGCATATAATTCAGGCATCATATGTCCATTAGGGTCAGAGGTGTTTCTACCAATTTGATAAATTTTATTATCTTGATATCCATAGAAAGTTGATACATAAAATTCATCAACATCCATAGAAAAACTCCATATAACATCCATACCCTGAAATAATAAAGCCTTATTAGCTATATTTCCTGAATATAAATAATCAACCCCACTAATCTCTTGTAAACTAGTTACAATAGTTAAAGGCTTAGCTTGAGATGAAAAAGCTACAGTACCGTCTTCTCTGTAGATTTCTAAACCTACACCAGATGATAAGGGCTGAACCCTAGTAGAAAATATATATACCTTAGCTGCTGGGGGTTCTTCTATAGTCCATACACCGCCTGTTACTCGCTTACCGTAGTAAACAACAATATCCCAATTATCGCCATTAGATTGAATTCCACCAAAAGCACAACTACAGTCATTAATAACTTCTAAAGCAATAACAGGAAGAGGTAAATCAGCTTTTGGAACACTAAGCTTACGCATCTTCCCATCAAAACGCCATCTAGGATTAAAACCGGGTAAACTATCAATTAGTACCCCTGATTTAATATCTAAAACAGAATGTAAGTGTAGATTGCTATAATTACTATCAATTTGAATAGTATTTCTATCATTAACTACTTGAAAACCTGCAGCCATTTAATAAACCCCATAATAGAATCCAGTAACTAGACCTGCATAGTTAATTGTATTACCTGAAATAGTTAATTTATTGTAGGTCATCTCTGCAAGATTACTTCCATAGCCGGGTAATAAATCGATAATAAAAAATATATTACCATTACCAATACTGTCAGTAGGTATTGTTACTGAACCTGAGATACCGGGAGGACTACCACCTTCAACCCTACCAATAAGTCTAGTAATACGAGTAGTAGCATCTAATAATATATTCTTAGACTCATCAAATACTTGTAAGCCTTGTGGCATATTGTCCTCCAAAAATAAAGGGCTAGATAACTAGCCCCTCTTCACTACCACAGCCCTAATTTAACCCTGACAACATTATTATCGTCGTAAACCGTAATTAAACTGCCGCTTAAAACCATCCTTGCACCATTGGGTTTAGCCGGATCCTTGTAGGTAGTTAATGTCCCCAACTCACCAGCAATCGCGCTCAATTTATCGACTTTAAACAGTTCAGCTGTTAAAGACTTCGCTTTGAAGTTTGCTGCGGTCAAATTCTTAATAAATACATCACTATTCATAATGACTTGATTGTCTTGGACTATAAACGGCATGTATTTAGTAGAAGAAGTACCTGTTGTGAAGAAAATTCTATCAGCTTGGAAACCTATAGAAGTTTGGACAGTTCCATTATTTTGTTCACTTACCATGGATAAACCTGAGAAAACGCCGTTGTTATCCATACCCATTACATATTTACCTTTCATCCCATTGATCAAATCAACTTGAGACTTAAGATTAATTGCATTTGGACCATAAACAGAAGTTAGGGTTTGAAGAGAACCTGCATAAGCTCCTACATCAGTTGTATAAGTGGTCCTGAAACTCTCAAATTCAGCAATATTGTCTGCATCTTCAATATCAATGTAATCAAGATCTACTTCGCCTGCTTGAGCTGAATAATTACCAATAAAAACAGGTGTAAAGAAAGCTGCTTTATTTGCGAATGTTTTAGGGTTAGCAAGCGTTCCAGCCCCACTACTTGCACCAGCAGATCTACCCTTGAAATAAGCAACTCCAGTTACCCAAGAACCCAAGGCAGGAGCAGCGCCTCCAACCACATAATGACTTGAGCCAATATCTCCATTTATGTAATTCGCATCTGTAATAAATGCAGATTTTGCGGCATTAAAACAGGTGGCCCCCACATAAACGACACCAGCACCTGACACCCTTCTGTAGCGGTATTTAATCCGGTACATCTTATTATCATCAATTGGTAAGGTAGAGAACCAGTTTAGCCAGATTTCATCGTTGCCAGAATTATCTCCCATTCGTAATGCATAACCACCACGACAAGTTTGATCTTCAATTAAACGCATACCTATTCTTGAGCCGCTAGGCGTTCTAATAATCCAATCTTTCTCAAAAGTTTGCAAAGCAGACGCCATAATGGTTTGGCTATTTGCTGAATAGAGGGCTGATAATCGTTCATTGGATGAAGCAACTGCCTCATTCAATTTTGAAGAAGTCACATAATCTCTTTGTATGTCAGCAACTGTTCTAGATGCTGCAGCAGCTGTGTCTTGAGCTTTTACAATTTCTGCAAAAATTGGTACTGGTACAAGTGACGAATTATATTGAATTGGTTCAATAGATTGTCCCAAAGCTGTGAAAGACTCAGTTTTAATAAGTGGTGTAATCGTTTTATAGTGTGAAATATCATATCTCGCCCCACCCCGTAAAAAGACAGTTTCAATTGAAGAGTTAGGCATTTGCTTAATATTTATTAAAGGTGATTGTGCAGTCCAGCTAAAAGAGAACTTATCAATAATTCTATTTTCTGCTTGAGTACCCCATCCATTGGCGGTAACACTCCATTCACAATTAAGACCGAAAGAGCGTGTACCATGTGTAGCCCAAGGCACATTACTATTATTTTGGCCGCCTAAAGTACAAAATACTTTAAAATCATACTTTTGCTTACCGGTAGCCAACTGAAAGATAACAGGATAGTAAATATCTGGATTCAAACCTGATAAGTCAACATTCGTTAAAATATTTTCTTTTAAGCTTTCAGTATTTTTCTGTAATGGATCAATATATTCCGACTTTAACTGATTTGACGATGCAGCAATTGCTCTTTCAATATTTGTATTTGTGAGGTCAGAATTAAGAATATATGCACTATTAGTTCTATCCAATTTAGAAGACATTTCAGTAAGCTTACTTGCCCATGTCTCCTTAAAATTAGTTAATGTCCCTAATGACTCGTTAGCTGTGGAAACGAAATCTTGTAAATTAGGATCTGCAGATGCATAGTCAGTTACGTCATAACATTCAATTTGAGCTAAAGTCCAGATTAGAGGGCTTTCAGGTGTTGGGGCTGGTCCACCCGCTACATGTACGAATCCAGAAGTATCGAATCTTCCGGTGGCACCGGATTTAACCATACGAACATAAACTTCAAATCTCCCCGTCCCGTCAGTGCTACCAATGAATTTATCTACTGATCCATCGCCCATTAAATTTGCTGCAGGATATAACTTGTAGCCGATAGGTAATTTAATCAGGTATTTAATGATAAAAATAGCATTTGAACGTGTGAAAAACTGTTGATGAAAACCGCCGAAATTCGGGCTTGCTGAACCAGTTGTAACGATTCTAAGTTCATGAGTTGAAGTTGTCGGATTGTCAGCACTTTTAGCTTCACGAGTAACACTAACTGTACCATTGCCTAGATTGTTATAAGTGCCGACGTTGTTCATTCCTTTCTTGAAATTTACATCACCGTAAAGCAACTTACCGTTAGTAATCATCATTGCAAGCTTAGTTGTATTTTCTAATGCTGAACCCAGATTGTCGGTGCTTGTTTGGAGCTGAGTAATATCATTATTACGAAGATTAATTAAATCTTTTGATGTTTGATCCGCTGCTGCTTTAGTAGTTTTTAATACCGTTGAAAGTCCACCTGGCACTGAAGCATCATATTGCTGAATTTGTTGTGCAATAACACCTTTGTTAACATCAGCATTGATAAATGTATCTTCCACAAATTTCGCATTTTGTTTAAGAGTAGTTTTAAAGCCTCCTTTGAAATTAGGAGCAGAATTTCCTCGGCTAATGAAAATATTCGAAACTGAAAATGTGCCCGCTGAAGGAGCATTATCAAATCGTAAACCCAGAGGAACAAATTCAAAATTCGTAGCTTTTACATCACTTGGAAAAATCCCCGTTAATTCTAATTCTCCACTTGCTTGAACAGTAAATAATGGTAAACCAAGCCCATATACCGCGCCGTGAAATTGGATGGTACAAACTGCACCAATTAGACCTGCCGAAGCATTATATTTGATTCGTATAACTACAGGATCACCTTTAGCGATTGGTAGTTCTTTAATTTTATATTGTAGTTCCCAGACTGGAAAAGTTTGATTTGTGCCTGTTGAAACATTTAATGTTTTGGTTTCATCTCCTAATAAAATCCAATTGTCTTCTGCGTATTGAATAGTATCCAGTTTTGCTGAAAAGGATTTTATTTCTTCTGCAAATACTTCTTTTGCATCAGATCGAGTAATTTTTTGTTGAAGAATTTGAGCATGATTTTCTAAAACTTTTTGCAAGTTTCCACTGTTATTTGCCAAACCTAGAGGAATGCCACTAACGACCTGAACAGCAACCATTATCTGTTTTGCACCATTCAGACCAGAATCAGGAGTTGCATGGAGCTCAATACCTCTTCCAGCCCCAATTCCTTTCTGACCAATTAGGATATATGCATCCCTTCCCGTAATCTGATCAAGAGTAAATTGATTTGCACCTAATGAAAGTAACGCAGCTTTAACTGTGTTTAAATTCATAGCAATGTAATCATAATTTGTGATTATCACAAAAGTATCTTTAGGTATTTCATTAATAGCATTACTCATGGCAACGGCGTTTGCAGGGTCACCATATGTGTCATATCGAGTTGAAGTTGCAATCGAGCCATCTGCTGCTAAAACATGCACAGAAAAGCCGCGGTTAGAAGCTACAGATATAGTCTCACCTTTTAAGTTCTTGATTCCAGTAAAATCATTATTCCAGCCTGAAGAATAAACTCTGTAATTAAAGACTTGTCCTAGATCTTGATTTAACTGCTTGTAATTAGAATCTAAGCTATTAATTGATTGGGTTATATTTTGTTGATTATCACTAATTGTAGAGTTTATTTCCTGAAACTTCCCATCAACTGTTAATTTATTCGTATCAACAGTTGATTTAAGAGTTGTATAATTTTCAGTTAGTACTTGGATCTTTTCTAAATTTTTCTGAACATCTGTTTTAGTACCTATAATTGCTAATGAGTTAGCTTCTAAACCTTTCTCAATTTCACGAGGATTTTTTCTAAATCCTGTTGCTAACTCGCCTTTCTCTAATTGAACTTCACGAATTAAGAAATCAGGAGCATACCCTACTTGAGCACATAGGATAATATTAATATATTGTAAGTTATTGATATTTGTGTCAAAATTATAAGTACATAATACTTCTTTATCTGTTGCAATATTCCATTCATTAACAACCTGGTTATTACCGGTACCATCATATCTATGGATGATTAAAAGCAAAGTTTTTTGTGCTGCAGTTAGAGCTTTGGCTTTAAGTGACAACGTATAGGTTTGATTTATTTCTAAACCATCAGCTATCGTAATTGACTCTATAAAACCTTTAAAATAAGTAGACGAATTCGTAGAGCGGAATCTCCCCCAGTTTGCGCCATAAGCATCCTTAAAAACTTCTAGAACATTACCTTCAACAACAGCATTCTGACGCCAGTTAGAGATTGAAAAAGGCGCATAGAAATCACCATTCTTGATTAAATTGTCTCCACCACTAGACGAGATTGTTGCTTTTAGAATTTTACTTTCTTCAGCAATAGCTTTATTTGTTTCTGCTTTTGTATAACGGGTGCTATCCAGTGTTGCTGAACTATCTGTCCATAAATTTCCGAACTTCTGCTTAAATTTTGCTTCCAATGCATCTGTAGCTGTGGCAACAGCTTTATTTGTGTCAGCAGTAGTCGAATAATTTTGTAGTTGTGTAGCGCGAACAAGAGATGTGTCTACATCTTTGTCTGTTAAAACGCTATTTACCCGATAAGCTTGTAACTCCCACCAACCGCCACTGCCATTGTGTCCAAGTGCAAAACCTAACTTCATTTGTGGATGAGTATTAAAAGTTACAACCTGTTCGATATATACCCATTCTTCGTTTGCTGGAATTCTATTTAAAGCAATCACAGATGCAGTGATTGTAGCATTTGAAAAACTACCATCTGCTTTGCCATACATAGCCGTAATGCAGCAATCACCTGTAGAATCTGCACTTCGGCGAACCCAAAAGCTAACTTTATAAGAACGATTTGTCGGTAAAGCTTTGCGGCTATATATCCAACATCCTGCTTGATTCGAAGAATCTTTTCTAAAGACAGTATTGCCAACTTTACCTGTATTAGTTGTTTTAAAGTGGATTTTCAAATCATAACTATAGTAATTAATCCAATCTTCAGGGTTTTTTAAATTAAAATCTGGCAGTAATGAGTCACTATCATTAGCAGATTCAATAGATGCTTTAACATTTTTAATTTGAGCATTAAGCTGATTAGTTTGATTTGCTGTAGCTTCGTCTAACTTTGCTGTGGTTGCATAGTTCTGCAGTGCTTTTGCGGTGTTATCGATATTTTTTTCAGCATTTGAAAGTCCAGTTTCAAGACTTGATGTTCTCTTTGTTAGTGCCTCCTTTTCAGTCACATATGTTTGTTTGAAATCATTAAAGTTTGCATTAACTTGGTCTACTGCAGCGTTGTAGTCATAAGCACTGGGGATCCACGATTCAGTAGTGATTAAGTCACCCCTGACAAGCACTGCCCAATAAACCGTTCCGACTGAACCTTGAGCAGCAGTAGGACTGTTAATCATGTAAAAATTTAAAGCACGTTTTTCAATAACTTGATTATTTTTAACAAAGGTTATTTTATTAATAACTTTGCCATTTGTATTAACAACGGATTGTAAGGCTTGCTGACCTCCCCCAGCATAAACTGCCAAATTAGAGTTTGTATCCGCACCATTTCTTTGATGTTCGGCACACCACATTAAAGTGTATTTTGCGCCTACCTCCCAATCCTCGCCTAGCTTATATGAAAGATGAGGATATGAAGTTCCGTTATATTTACCCACAACATTTGACTGGATAAGCAAATTCGAACCAGCAGCTGCGGCTCTACTCAAACTTGCAGAGAGTGCTGTTGCTTGCTCTGTAACTGCTTTAATCTGTCCAGCTTGTTCTGTTACATCTGATTTCGTTGCTTCCAATGCTTCTGACGAAGCCTTTTTATTTACTTCATTATTAGTTAAATTTAGATCATTTCTAAGCTTAGAAATATCTAAACTTTGAGAAGACAATGTTTCGCCGTGCTTCTTAACTTCCGCTTGAGTGATCTTAATCGCTTCTGCATTAGCATTTAATGAGCTTTGCGTATCCCGAGGGCTTGGGCTCCATGCTGTAGGTTTATTGCCGGCTTCGATCTGTAATTTTTGAATTGTTGGAATTCGGCCTGAGCCATATGTACCGTAAAACTCAATTGTAGATTCAGTTGAACTGCCAGTGTTTAATTTAGGAAAAACCGTCACTGCAAATTTTTGAAATTCATTTGCTTTAGTTACTGTAACTGAAGTTGTGAAAAAGTGGGCAGAACCATTAGATGAGTAAACCTGAACCGAACCGGCAACAGGTACACTCACTTCAAATGAAATGGTAACCGGCTTATCTAAGTTTTCGTCATAAAAAACTTTTAACTCTTTGCTTCGTTCATACATTAAGTATTCACGACTTGTTGTAGCTGTCGATGTTCTAGGAGCTTCTGAATTAGCAACAGCATTAACACCACCGATTTTTAAATTATCTACAGCAGCTGTTATATCAGTCGATACACGGCCCATTGCACTTTCGAGATCACTCTTTGTAGCTGTTTTCAATAAAGCTTGAGCATTGCTCTGAATACCTGTTTCTGCATTCTGCATTCTTGTTTCAAGCTTACTGGTCCTTTCAGCTTCAGCTTCTGTTCTGTTAGTTGCTGTTTTGAATAAATCATTTGCTGTTGCGGTTGCATCATTAGCTGAAGCTAATGAGTTGTTATCTTCAACAATAATGTAATTAAGCTGACAAATTCCTGTCTGGAAGTTGTAGTTTGCAATAAAGATTGGGGCATAAAATTCAGCTTGCGCGGGGAAAGTACGCGGATTATCAATTGTCCCTAAGCCAGTTGCTGCCCCAGTAGACTTACCCTTCATGTATAGAACTACTTCTTGCCACTCACCTAAATTAGGTTTAATGGCCGACAATAAGTAGTTAGAAGAACCCATATCTTCTGCAAGGGTGTTTGTAGTCGTTACGTATTTACTTTGGTCTGCATTTTTACATGCAACACCAAGATAAATAGATCCATTTTCACCGAGTACACGGCGGAAACGTGCACGAACCCGATAAAGTGTATCTGGGTTAATTTTTACAAACTCATTCCAATGAACCCATGTTTCATCATTATCAGCATTATTCCCAAGCTCAAGAATATAACCACCTAGTGCATCAGAATCTTGAATTACTTTCGCTTCTGCAGTGGTACGCCAACGTGTCCAGTCATCAATACCTTTTGTCGTGACGACTGCACGTACCCCAGAAGTTACTTGAGTTTGAGATTTTAGACTTAATAAATTTTGAGAAAGGGCTTCGGTAGCTTTTACCGCCGTTGTTCCTGTTTGCTGCGCTTCTGCTGCATTATCAAAAGCCAATTTTGCAAGATCATCAGTAGTTTTAAGTGATGATGAAAGGCCATTTATGCTTGTATTTGTATTACTTTCTAAGGTCGAAACACTTTTTTGAACATCAGTAATTTGCCCTTGTACCTTTAAGTTTTCTTTAGAGATACTTGTATCAAGTTCACTAAATTTTGAAGCAGTAGACTGTTCCAACTCGGTAAGTGACTCAGTAACTTCTAAAATATTTGCATTAGATTTCCGATCAGCTTCTTCCAAAGCTGCTTTCGTTTGGTCGATACGTAAAGATAAGGCTTTATCACCATCAGAAACTGATTGAGTAATTGTTGCTATATCCGACTCTGTTTTAGTTTTATTCGAATTAAAGTCAGTTTTTAGATCTTCAAGTTTTTTTGCTTCTGAAACAACCTTCTCATCAACAAGTTTCACTGAAGATTCTACTTTTTCGATGTTTGCGGCATTACCTTCTATTTGTTCTTGTGAGTTTTTAAGAGTAGATTCAATTTGTGAGGTTTTCTCAGCAATAGATTGATTCAAATCACTTACAGTACGTTCGACTTTGTTAATAGCAGTTTTGTTGTCACCAATTTGTGATTGTGCGGTGCTAATTTGCTCAGTAAACGCTTTATCTTGAGCTGCTAGAGTTTTTATTTCTTCTGAAATTAGAGCGTTTGACTTACCGAATTCGTTTTGCATTTCAGCAAACTTAAGCTCAAAACTTTGAGTTAAAGCCTCTTTATCATTTGCACGTGCTTCAGCTTCAGCTAGAAAACCAGAATCAACTTTCTTATCAAGATCAATATACTGAGCTGCAATTTGATCTACTTTTTTAACTGCAGCTTCAGTTTGGGTTACAACCGGTTCAATTTTTTGATTAATGAGTGTATTAGTTTCTTCACCTAATGCTAATTTAGCGTCATCAATCATTTGACCAGCTTTAACTAAGTTTTGATCAATGTCTTGTTTTAAGGCGGCCTTAGTTTGATCAATAACATTTAGTGTGTCAGCTGCTTGTTTTTTACGGTCCAGAACTTCTTGATCCGCAATTTTTTTTGCGTTTTCTGCAACTAACCGAATTTCATTTGAATCACTTCTTACATCAGCAATGATTGAATCTGTTTCTCTTTTAATAAATCCGATTTTGTCATCGAGTTCTTTTTCAGCACGAATTGCACGTTGCTGAGCATCTGCAACCAGCGCTTCATTCGCTTGAATAGACTGATCAATACGTTGATTTGCTTCATCTAAACGAATATTGGCATCACTTACATGCTGCTCAACAATCTGTTTAGTATCAATAATTTCTTGATCAATATAAGCTCTTACTTCATCAACCTTACTTTGTGCAATTTGACCAACTTCTTTTACTTGATCATGTATTTTTTGCACTTCTTCATCGATGTGATTAATACCTTCTTCAAGCAATTTATAGGCATCAGAATCTTTAATATTTTCAATTAACTTTTCTACTTCTTTTACTTTTTCTTCAATCGCTTGATTAGCTTGCTCGTTATTTTCAATCTTTTCCCCTTGTTCTTTTAATTCGTCCTTAAGCCCTTCTAACTTATCAAGAGCGTCTTTAAATGCACCCTCAATAGCTTTAGGGTCAATAGGCACACCTGCAACCGTAAGCGTTGTGCCAACGGCCATACTACCTGCTACAGCACTATTGCCCGCAACTGAAGTATTACCCACTACAGTGCTATTTCCCGTTAATGTGCTATTACCAGTTTGTTGAGTATTAGCTTGTACATTCATTAACGGCGTTTTGATTGAAACGGTTGTGCCAGAATCTACTTTTAAATTTTCTTTAGAGATAAATTCAATATTGTCTTGTCGAATACGGCGCACCCCTACAATCGCACCATCTCCGTGACTGACATAACTATGGATTACTGGACGTTCTTCATTACCATTTTCAAAGAAGACATAGACGTCTTCCCCATCCACAATTTGAATTTCTGTATCTAAATCACTATCGCCGACTGGATACGCAAAAGTTGCTGTAATTCCTTCACTCGCGCCATCAGTTAAACCATGAATGTGTACTTGTGCAGTACGACCTTTTGCGTTGTAACTTAAAATCTTTGCACGTTTTAAACCATTCATATATTTGACCTACAAATTAGCAATCCAGAACTTTGATGAAGTCCCCATTGATCCCCCGATTGCGCCTGTATCTATATGATGTGCAGCAGTTAAAACGACATACTTCTTACTATCTATTTCGAATATATCGCCTGCATTCCAGTTCAAATTTAGTGGTCTAATAATGGTCCCACGCATGATCAAAACTTTTTCCAAGTTTTTGACTTGTCGGGCATCTAAACCAGCTCTTTGAGTAACAGTGTGGCCTGGGGTTATTGAGTCATCACCAACAACCGTTGAACCGTTATTCTCAACTGTGACAAAAGATGATTTTTGCATCAGTTCCAAAGGTTTACTGGATATCCAAACGACACTGCTAGGATCTAGTTTTGTGATAGGTTCCTTTTTGAAGAAAGAATCAATTTTTTGAGCAGACACTTTATTATTTTGAAAGCAAATTACTGCCGCTTCTTGCTGAAGATAATGAGCCAAGCGCTGTGTAGGCATGCTACCCTTTAAACAAACAAATTTAGGCAAAGGTAAATCACTGCCCAGACTGATCGTTGCACCACAAGCTCGAATTACTGAATTAAAAGAAGTTTCATTACTAATAACTGCTTGCTTTGAATATTCGATAAGTCTTTTACAACCAGCCAAAATGCCAATACATGAGATGCCACCAATTCGCCGATCTTGTTTAATAGTCTGAGTTTTTAAAGGGGTGACTTTGATAAGTTCGAAAGGATGAGATATGTCATTTACAGTAAGTTGCTCCCCTTCTTTTAAAAGGGAGTCTAATTCAATAGTAGATTGAACTGTGAACTCAATGGATGCGGGGATAGGTACGAGATCAGTTCTTAAAGTTGCACTAATCAGTTCAGACGCTGGAATAATTTTACCCGCAGATACAATGGTGATTTGCATTAACGGTTCCCCAAGTTAAAATTAAAACTCATTGGGGCCATACAAAACGCAAGTTTAGGCAAAGCGTCTTTCTTTTCGTTATAGATCTGTTGAGCTTCCGAGACAGATAATCCATAACTTTCGACACCGAGCCCACGGGTCGCCTCAACCAATCTCGCTTGCAAAAGATCACAATGAGCTTTTACTAAAGGCAAAATGATTACGTACTCATCCCCATTAAGTTCAATGGTTTCATTCAGTTCAATACTGGTAATTGCTTTAGCTTGACAATCTAATGTCGCCCAGCCCGCATAAGTTTTTGTCTCTTCAATAAATGCCTTTACGATATCCTCAAGCAAAATTGAATAACCTGTTAACTGATATTCTTTGTAGAGTTCTTCTGAAAGTTGCTGGATAGAACCAGCAACTACAGCATACCCTTCTGACTCAGATAATAACTTCATTGCCATCACCCAAATAGATTGCCCAGTTGACGACCAACGCCTTGCACTGCATTTGCAAGATTAGTTGCCTGTTGAGCAGTATTGATCACTTGCTGAACTCGATTAACAAGATCAGCTGTACCATCAATTTGTTTTTTACCTGGTTGAACACTACCGTTGGTACCAATATTGGCAAAGCTACCAAAGTAGTTATAGTCAATTGGGCAAGAGACAGTCATAACTTGAGATCGGCTATCAGAATCATATTCAGCTGACTCAAAGCGTATAGCGCAGTTTTCAAGTGCATAAGAACGGGTAAAACTGCCTAAACGGCCATCATAGTAATCTCCATTGATGATGCCCCCACTAGCTACGACATATTCAGCAAGTAGTTGATCATGTCCTGCTTCAGTTACTAGGATTTGAAGGTTGCCTGTGTAATGGGTTTTCGGGGGACCAGCAACAATTCCTGTAAAACCACCCGCATATTGAACTTCTGCTGGATCTTCATTACTCACAATCGGACGTGGGCAACTTTTAAATAAGAAGCGAAGATCTTCCATGCCACGAGGAACAAACATCCCCTGACACGCTAATAAGGGTGAACCAAGTTGCTGTAGAGCAATGTAATCTTGTTTAAGCTGATTTAGTAAAATCGGATTAGATTGTTGCATATTTCTGATGCTCAATAGCTTTAATATGCCCCAAGATTAAAAGGTTATTTCCACTTAAAATTTGATTGGTTCCATAAAAAAAGCCACCCTATAAGGTAGCTTTTTTAATCTACTTTTTATCCAATATTTGGTGGTACTCGCAGAACCTGCAATGAAGGTACACCCCGATCTAGTGCATCTTGGACACAACGATAATCGGGGTTATTTGGTTCATAACCGAGTTCACCGCGAATATTTCCTTTATGGATCGTCATAGGCGCATCAAAACGCCCACGCATAAAACGACCAATAATAATTGTGTCAGTTAATGATTGATTGGTCTTTGTTTCTGTTTTATCAGTTTTTTTCTGATATTGAATACCAGGCGCTTCACCTATGATTTGAGTTGTATTCATGAGTATTTCCTTAATTAAATGGATTATAGGTAAAGCCAAAAAATGACCTTACCTATGAGTAATTAGTAAATACCTAAGCGTTTACCTTTTTTGAATGAACGTAAACGCTTGTTGATTGCATTCGCAGTAAAAGCATGAAGTCGAGCTTTTTTCATACCAGCTTTTTGTGCTGCAGTTAAACGGACCTTTTGTCCAGGTAATCGTTTATTCACAACGGTTTTGACACCTTGACGAATAGCCAACACACCACGGTAGTGAATTTTTCGTCCATTTACTTTCCGTTGGCTAAATGCTCCATTTCGAGCTTTAATTTTTTTAGCCATTGAATCAAAACCTTCTTCAGTTTCATCCGCTTCACCGAAAATAAACTCTCGAACGAGTTCTTCAAGTTCTGGGCCATCGTCTGGCATATTAGCAAGAACTGTATTGGCTGCTGCTTCTAACGCCGCGTCAGCAACTTCTGTATCATCACTAAAGATCTCTTCAATATCAGAAGCGTCAACGCCAAATGTTAAGAAAGCATCGAACAGAGATGCCATTAAAGCGCTTTCATAGATTCCTTCTTCATCATCTGCACCATCTAATGCATCGACAATTAATGCGTCTAAATGATCAACGCCCAGTTCACCATCTTCAAGCTTCCCTTCACTGATTGTATCTACCGTATCGGATAGAATGTTCAGAGCAATTTGTCGTACTTGTTCAATCACAGATTGCTGTTCTCGATCAGTACTTGAAACCTTACTTACAACGGTAGAAATATTCTCCGCTGCTGAATCAAAAGCACGTAAAGTTAATGGTTTTTCAGTAGTGGGTCCAAATGGATTCATCTTGATAGATCCTTAATAAAATTATTTAACTAAAACGTCGTCATCAAAAATTGCGGCACGAGTTGTACCAACAACTCCATGGGCTAAATAGAGTCGTACACGCTCATATGGATAGTCTTTGTCAGGTATTAAACTGAACTCAAAAGGTTTACCCCCTAGATCTTCAGCCGGTTGTAACCAACCGGTTGTCTCACTAGAAGCGCCCTCTAAAAACTCTTGAATGTCATCACCAGCTTTTTTGATATAGTCCGGTGTAGCTTGGAACATATAAGTCCGCAGGATCTCGATACATTTATTCGTAACCCGAGTCGAAATCTCCGCGGCGGGAACTAAACGCAAAGCACTATTTTTGCTTTGGTATTGGGTAAGCACATCACTTAATACAAATAATGTAGTTTCAAACTTAACTGGACGAACTACATTTACTTTAGCCTTAGCCAACATTTCTTGAGTCTGTTCATCTTCAAGATCAATATTCGGCATCTGGCTTAAGTTTTTTGCTGTAAAGGGATAATCTTTCCAAGCTACTGCATTTTTTAACGGCGCAAAGCCTTGTTTATTTAACTTTGCATTACGTAATAATTTATCGCCGATGTAATGGCCCAAATAATAAGCTGGTACCTTACGACCTCTTAGCGTGACAGCATCAGATGGGCGGCAAAGGTTCGGGCTCCAAATGAATTGAACAAACTGTGATTGAGCATCTACACTTGTCGCAAATTGAGCTGCTTGCTCAGCTGTAAAAGTTGGGTTGATTTCAGCATCCAAAGGAATACGTAATTTTGTAGCTGCACGTTGAGCCGCAACATAAATTGGTAAATCATGAGGATTTGGTAAAGTCAGATATGCTGGTGTGCTTAATTGGCTTGTCAGAATTTTATATAGTTCATCTGGATTAAATGACGGTAACGATTCGTCTTCCAATGCCAACGTTTTTGATGCACGACCTAAGCTATTTGATTCGTTATAAGCATTAGATTTGAGAATTGCTTGTAACGCATCAATACCTAACGATAAATCAAATCGCTCGAAATATTCTTTCGCATCAGCTACAGCAACAATCGAAGCGGAATTTTCAATGTCTCCATCTACTAATCCCTGAACAGTAACAATTTGGTCACCAGTTACCGCATCACGTATTTCTAAACGCATAGAAATATCTGCAGGTCCACGTGGGCTTGAAACTTTCGCAAAAAATGCCACATTGATTTCTGCACTAGCAAGATAACTGTATGTATCAAATTCTAATTTGAGTGATGGACTGTCCCCTGCTACAAGGGATAGCTCACCTGTACTTGATAGAGCAAGTATATTCATTACATTACACGCCCAAGGCTATTTGTTTTAAGTATTTTGAGCCGTGGGAGTTTTTGATTTTCTGGCTAGTTCCAATGTAAAAAAACCACTCGAAAGTGGTTTTTTATTTCCTAAATTTTATAATCCGCTAGCAGGTTCCGTAGGCTCTTCTGCCTCAGTAGGTACAATTTGAAGTACATTACCTTTCAAGCCATTAATTTGATCTAGGTTATCTAACAATTGTTTATGAGCTTCGTCACCAATCAAAGTGAATGTGACCTTTTGACCAGCTTGTACTAAAACTTGTGTAAATGGTTCGGTAATGTCACTTAAACCTTTATTTTGAAGTGTAATACTTCGTTCAGTTGGTTGATCACCTACAGCATCCATAATTGGGTTCGTGCCATCAATAATGAAAATAGTCATCTTGTTACTCAACAGTTAGATTCTTACCAAGCCCCTTCAACTGACGTATGTTTTCCAGTACTTGATGTTTAAATGTTTGGTTATGACACGTAATACTTGCTGTTTTACCTGCCTCAATAGCAACACGAGATAACGGTTCTAAAACTGTTGAAAATCCGTTATTAGTAACTTTAATAACTAGCGGATCCACGCTACTCCCACCTGATACTGTTAACAAATCCGTAATGGGAGTATTAACTTTAGAAGTATCAGTTTCTTTAAGGACATGATCCGATTCCGTCCCCACATCATCACCAGACTTACCACCATTTGAATCTAGATCATTTGAAGGTTTGACAGAATCATTCGATGTTTCAGTTGGATTTCCATTTTCTTGAGTATTGGACTCTTCATTATCTGAATCGCCATTTTTCAAATCAGTAGGTTTATTACCTTCATCTTGAGATGCGCCGTCTTCAGGACCTTGGCTATTTAACAAATCACCTTGGTCTGAAGCTTTTTCATCACCAGCTTGGGTATTCTGTGTTTCTGTAGTTTTATTGGTTTTATTACGTGTGTTTTTTTGTTTAGTAGTCGCTTGTTCGTCAGTTGAAGCTAAAGTTTCGTCAGTGTTTTGTGTTGCAGCAGCCATGAGATTTTCCTTTCAATAAATAGGGTAAAAAGGCGCATCGAAATGCGCCTTATTTTGTATTACTTACGATTTTTTAAGAGATGGCATATTGATACAGTGGATGACATAGCTTTGATCAGCATAACGTTCTAACGGGTTCATTTCGGCTGCTTGAGCACCGATTAAAGTAAGTACTGATTCACGCGCATCTGGTCGAGTTTCAATAACTGAAAGAGGCGTTTGAATAAAGCCAACGAACGGCGCACGAATTGGCTCATTACCACGACCAACTAAAAGCAGATCAAACGCTGTATCTGCTTCAGCTACAAGCTCTTGTGCTGTCGGTGCGTGGTAAACGTTTGTACCATCTGCAAGAGTACCAATACGGACAATTTGACCATAACCAGCAGAGTACCCAGTTTTTGTCGGCATCTTATCGCTAGAAAGTTGGTTAAAGAATACTGCACCACTATCCCCAACATACAAATCGTATGCAACAGTAGAACCACCAGTACGCTGATTAATATCCATTTTTGCAGCCGAAATGAACTTCATTACTTCGCCAAACAGATCACCAGTGGTATTAAACGCAGCTGCCAATTTACCAGTTACACCACGAGAAGCATCAAAAGTAATTTCGTGGCCTGAGTATTCAGCTAAATCTTTTGCTTCACCTAAAAGACGGACCGTTTGCTCCAAGAAAACTTTACCTTGAATAATTGCTAAAGCTTGACCTAAGAAGCCGAGTTTGAGTTCATTATTCAACTGAGTCTGCAATAAGGTGGCCGCTGTAACCTGTGCCATAATTGGTGAAGCCACCAAATTTTCATATTCAGGTTCAAAATCAACACCAACAGGCGTCATTAAGAAGTTACCATTACCATCACGCGCATCAAAATCAGCGACAAGATGAACTTCAACTTTAGCACCAGCAGGTAAAGCTTCATTTAAAGTCACGCTAATTTTGCTAGCATTAAGGTCAATTTCACTACCAACAACACGATACTCTACGCCGTTTACAAATACGTTTTTTTCAGCGATAGCGGAAATCTTGCCAGAAAATTTTGATTTACTACGGTTTCGAGTATGCGCGACTTCTTTACCGTTGATTTTGATTGATACATTACCAGCAATGAATGGAAGCAACTTAGCATTTACATCAGGGGTTTTAGCCTTGAAATCTTCATAACCGGTTCGTGCTACTACTGAGTAAGTTGTACCTGCACCACCATTTGACAATGCAAAACGTAAACGGCCCTCTACATATGGCTTTGAGGCATTTGCACCGTCTAAGTATTCTGATTTCTTCATTGCACCAAAATCACGATTGGTGACAAAACGAATAGATACTAACGGAACTTCATTTGATCCATTAGAATTTGGAATCATTGCGACAATTGGCGTTGCATAAGCGATAACGTTTGCAATGGTTGCTACAGTAATCGCTGGGACGATACTTACAGATTCATGATGCTGATGATTTACATCATCAAATCCAGATTCATTAATACTGTCATAATAGCTAATAGTATCAGTTGGCAAAGAACCAGCTTGTTTAGCACCACTTAAACCAGCAGTTAACGCAGCTGCAATGATTGAAGGATGCGGTAATTCACCCCCATGGCGTGCTTGATATTGTGATACCCCAAACATCACAGCTTTATCAACTTCTGGCGCATATTCGATGCCAATTGAATCAAAAATTGCTTTTAATACTTCTGGGTACTCTTCTGCCGCTGTTTGTGCACTGTCAAACCCATTTTCAAGCTCATCAGGACTTTTGAAATAGTAATTTCGGCACTGAGCTGTAGCAATTTGTTGAGCCTCATACTTTTTACGAATTTCTTCTGATAACACAGTCATTTTAAACCAGCCTTTGGCTTTCTATGTAAGATGCAGAAAGTCTGACATGGCCTATTTTTACTAAAGCTGGTCGGTTCCAAACATAAAAAAGTCCCCAAAATTGAGGACAAAGAAAATGTAGCTAAAGGACCATCTCAGCCCTTTATTTATATAGCTATCCACTTACTCCACTAGAAACATAAATCTCTACATTATCACCTGCTTTTACTTTATAACGGAGCTTATCCCAGCAATGCTGTCTAAACGGTTCAGTATCTGGCGCAGCAGCTGTTAATGTAAGAATAGACACCCAGTGAGAATCGTTTTGCGGATCTGCATATGGAATATTGCTTCCGAAAAACTCTACTTCTGCCCCGTTCCCGATTACCTGGTAATTGAAAATTGCAGAAGTACATTGTTCAGCTATTTCAATGTCACCTGTCTTTTTACCTTTTTCATTGAATATTAAATAGCTCATTTAGTTTCTCCATCACCTATAGGTGAAATAAACAAATCATCTCTACGGTTTAAAACATACTTACTGCCAAAATCTGCCATGAGGCTAAAACCAGTAATATTCACAATCTCAAACCACAACATTAAATTTTCATAAATCATTAATCCTAAAAGGTCCCCTTCTTTAAGAATCAAGTCGGGGATGTTGATTATCCTTTCCATTACATCTTCCAACTCATCATTAAATGGCTCTACTTGAGCAGTTAATACCAAATCTGAGGGGTTATTCATTGAGAAGTTCTTTTGAATATAACCACCATTAAATTTATCGAAATGAACATAAGCAGCGCCCTTATATTCATAATTGTAGTTGGGTTCGTCTTGGATCGATAAAGTGTTCGCTTCAAAAGAAAGAGGATCTAAAGGTTTTGAACCGTACCGGGTTTGTCGGAGAGTCAATATTCTGAGAGACTATCC